TGTTGTACTTGCATCTCCAGTAACCATCATATAATGCTCTCCAGCAGTAACAGAACCAGATGCATCGATGTTAAATATTAATTGATTTGTGTTAATTGGAGCTGTCGCTAAAGTAGTGCTTGTATTATTAATTGTAAGTTTTGCATTTCCACTATTATCTTTTACTATAAAAGAACCAGATACTCCTAAATTTATTGTACTTGAGGTTGTTCCAATTTGTAAACAAGATTCATTACCTAGTCCATCCTCAAGTGTTCTTTGTGTCCCTCCAGCAATTCCAGAATTAGAATTATCTACAGCTATCAAATCTCCATATTTTTCTTCTATTTTTTTATCAGTTAAACTCATTTATTCTCCTAACTTATATCCATTGTTATTGTGCTATGTATGTAAAAACTCGAGCCATCAGAACCATTTGTTCTTCTTACAGTAACAAACATAAAATCTCCTTGTGTAACTGATGTTGCATTAAATGATGTTGTTTCTTTATGTAAAAATGCAGATGCCGAGTCAAAAGTAAATGTCATTAATGCTAAATTATCCATAGTAACATTTGTCGTACTTGTTAATACTGTATCTAATGTTGGTTTGTCTATTTTCCATACTCCAACTTCTACTACCGAATCTGCTGATGCTCCCGATGAATCTACATGTGCCATAAATTTTGTAATAGTACCAGAATATGGTATTCTTCTTCCACCATATCTTATTGTTCTCCACATATCTTCACCCGTCGTATCATTGTAGTCAGATATATTTGAATTTATGATATTAGTTACACCAAACTCATCGTGATGTGTTGCGACATAAAAATTATTTAGCGATGCTAAATTCGCAGAATAATAATACCAATCCATGAAAGTTTTAGCACCACCTCCACCTCCTCCACTTGCTAAAGATGAACCATTAGTTATTTGAACATCGTTACCGGCATCATTTGTAAAATATAAATTATTAGGTGTATCATTTTTAACCCATATTTGACCATATGCCGCTGTATCAGCTACAGCAGATGCTGATTCTTTTACCTTTAAAGGCAATGCTGTTTGTACTTCATTATCCTTGATATAGATTAAATCAGTATCGTCTTTTGAAATAACTATGTCATCGCCATCTCCATAAATTTTATCTAAATCATCTACATTAAAAAGGATACCATGTTGGTCTGGAAATCTGATACCCTCGGATTGTACTTTACATAATTCTGTAGTATTATCTTTAAATGTAATATTTCCGCCATCAGCATTCAGTTCAATATTTGAACCAGAATCTATTTCCAATGAACCACTTGTAACTATTTTATCTAAACTACTTATAGTTAAATCTCCACTAGAATATGTTACATCTGATAAATCATTTAATGAAGATGCTCCTCCAGCAGATGCTACAGCATCATCAACATATAATTTATTTACTAACTCATTATCTTCTTGAGGTATTCCGTCAGTATTATTAGAGGGAGAATATAGAACTTTTCCATTGTTGATTTGAATATTTAAAGGCTCATCATCTACTTTAAGATTCTTAATGTCTCCATATCCATCAGCAATAACAGAACTTTCAGCTAAAGAATCTAATTGAGCATCAATAATTTTGTCTCTTTTAGACTTTTTCCCCCTAATTCTTGATTGATTTTCATATGTTTTTTTACTATAGGGCATTACTTTTTAAGAATAGTTGCTCTTGCAACATCTTCTACAGCTTCCCATATTGCTTCAAATATTTTTTGTTCAGTCTTTTCATTTAGAATAGGAATATTGACATTATCATTTACTTTTTTTACAAATTTTTCTTTAGCATCTTCGCTAAACAATCTTTTCTCAATTTCTTCTTCTACTATTTTAGCTATTACATCCTTCATGTTATCTCCTTAGTTTTGTCATTATGTTTTGTAGTGTGTTAAAACTACCTTGTAGTCTTGCTAATTCTTTATGTAGCTCGGGGAAAGTGTCAGTTTGTAGAGCCTTCTGTTGGTCTATTAACTTTATCATAATACTTTCCATTCTATTCTGAGACTCTTCCATCTCTTGCATTAAAGTTTCTTGTATCCATTTATTCTGTTTCTGGACATAAAAACCAAGAGCTACAACCATTATTACTGGAAGACCAAACTTTTCTATAAGTTCAAATATCTCCATTATCTATTTTTCTTTTTTTCTTCTTCTCTATACCATTTATACATTGATGCAAAATATATAGAAAAAATAATTAAAGCACAAAATATAGTAATACCAGTAATCATCCTTTTATAATCTCCCCCCATAGACAAGTTTCGCCATCTATTATTTGAATTATGTGCACAGTAAAATAACCATTCTTAAAGAAGTCTACAATAGCAAATGCATGTGCCCAGTTAATTCTTCTATTAGCTAACCATTCATTACTACCCGGACCCATATCTTTTAGACATCCAATAGACCAAGCAGATTTAGGACCATCCATATGTGTAGCACTCATTTGTTGTAGGTCATGCCAATGTCCATACATTACATTGCATCCTAACTTTCTTAAATGATTTGCTGTGTGATACTGACCACCATATTGATGTCCATGATAAAAGTATAGCTTACCTATCTTTAGATGCATACCAAATGGATAATAAGTATAACCTCTACCTTTTAAATCTACAGCATTTTCAAATCTATATTGTGGAACATAAGGATGCTCGTCTACAAACATATTGAGCCAGTTATCGTGATTTCCCTCTGTGATGTATTTCTCAGTACAATTGACTTTATCTAAAGACTCGTCAATCTGGTCCATTCCATCATTAACTCCTTTAACATCTTCTTCTAATTCTGGTATCATCATTTCTAAAGGCGGTTTCTTTTTTCTTTTGTATTTCCAAGCTGAGAAATTATTCCATTCACCTACATCTCCGATGTCTATATATATACTTGGTTTTACAATTTCAATAGCCTTCTTTAGAACGTTTATAGCTGGTTGGTCGTGCAGAGGGAAATGCTTATCTGGAGTCACGATAGCTCTATTAACGATACCTTTTTTCAAATTAGTCTCCTTTTATGAACAGAGCCAGTAATGCAGAAAATATAATGCTGAAGATACCACCGATACCTTTAGCAGTAGCCAAATCATTTTCTGTTTTGCGAACCCTTCCATTAATTTTGTCAAGCTTGATTTCATTGTTATCCACCTTTTCTTTTATGTATTTAAGATGAGCAAGTATTTCATTGTACTGATTACTCACCATATTCTAATACCTTATTGCTTAATGACATTGCTCTTGATGGAGTTTGTTCTTTTGCCCACTTAGAATCTAGCATTTCATTGGATGCATTGCTATAGTCTTTGTTGGCTAAATAGCCAATTGTTTTCTTAAATTTAGAAAATCCAGATATACCTAACTGATAACACATCTCAACTACCACTTCCTTAACACCATCTTCTGCACCATCAAACCAATCGTATTTTTCAGTTAACGTTTTAATTATTCCTTGTACTTTTTCTAATAAAATTAGGTTACAGATTTCTTCGGATAATTCTAAATCCTTTATAGCAAATCCATAACCTATTGTATCAAAACCTAAATGGTCTTTGTAGACCTTTTCTCTGTATCCCTCGTGTTTCTTTATACTATCTATTAAACCTTTCATCGCTTCTCCTAGGTAAAGAAAGGGGAGGACATCGCCTCCCCGTTCTATTTAATCAAGTCACTCAATGTTAATCAGTTATGATTAGAGAGATGTTTCGGCATTTTCATACAATGCCCAGCACTTCTTCTGGTCTGAGTTCTGTAATAAAGAACAACCATAAACCACATCTGTTACCATTTTGTGTGCAACGTAATCCATATCGTATTCAGCTACTGGAGTAGGCTGTTTACTGTATGCAATACCTAAAGCATCTTTATGAACAACGTATCCACCGATAGCCGCCGCATTATCAATAGCACTAGCACCTTGGTCTGTAGCATCAGCATGAATAGCTGTAGTACCACTTATTTGAGGACATTGCATTACTGGAATACCCATTAGTGTACCAGCAACTCCATTGCTAAAGTTTGCAACATCTGCTTTTGACTTATGAATGAAGTCATCTATTTGGAATAGAGATGCATACAATGTATTTCCTAAAATTAGCATACAATCTGATGGCTCAACATTTCTTTTGTATAGTTCTGAAATAATAGTACCCATAGCTTTTTGGTCTAATGTTTTAGTTACATCATTAGCCGCTATATTGATACCATTTGTTGTTCCAGCTAACTTAGATTCTAAAGTAGTTTCCATGTGCAATGCTAATTTGTAAGCCATTGAATCAGCGATACCACCCATTAGGTCTGCATTAGATTGAACTTTTGCAATATCTGTAATCATAGAAGATGTATAGTAATGCTGGTTTACATCAATTGTAAACTCTTCATTCTGAAATGACTGATACTCTACTGCAACACCTTGTGTTAGCGATTGAGCATCTCTAACATCTGCTAATGATGGGATATGAATTTTATCTCCACCTCCAGAAACTAAAGATGAGTAATCGTTTGCCAAGCTTCCAAGTTTTAGAGCTTGTTTGAAAGATGCTCTGATATAGTCTCCCCAAATTTCTGGGATAAACTCTGCTAATTCAGAAGAACTTCTATGAAAATCATCAGCATCATAACTAGCTGTAGTAGCCATAAGGTCATTTCCATAAG